TGGCATCGGTCCCCGCACTCACAGGGATCATCAGGCGGGTCATACCATGAATCAGGCATGTGAAAATCACCCATCGTGTACCTCCTTGTATGCCCTAGTCATCATGGCCTTGTATGAATCGAACAGAGGCGACGGCTTCGACAAGTCACACAACAACTCATCCAACTCCCGCAACTCCTCCGTATGGGTGCGAGACTTCCGCACCCTCGCCTCCGCTATCCGCAAGATGGCAGCGTTCGCCTCCTCTTGGCGGACACGATCCACCTCGCATGAATCGTCACAGTTCTGCGGGTCGCCACAAAAGCGACACGCATCTACTCCACTCATGCCGCCACCCCACACGCAGCCATGAACCGCTGCTCATCGAAGCGTGGATTGTCGGCAGCCAACCTCTCTACCAACTCCATCGTCACGCCCAGCAGCACCTCCTCAGGTGTCCTCAGGTCGGCGACCAAGGGAACGCCACACCCGTAGAACCAGGCGCACTGCTCAATCGCCTCAGCGATCAACTCATAATCCTTCTTCGTCATTGCCTCTCCTCCTCTGTATGTAATCCAATAGTGCCTCGAACAGACCAAACAGACCGAAGCCTGCCAGCCCTATCGACATGAAGAACCAGAACGCATGAGCAGACAACTCATTCATAGGTTCCACGCCTCCTCCCACACACGCACCAGATCATCAGCCTCAGCCACGCTGGTACATGGAATCCTCAGGATGATGGTGTCCGACGAGTCCCCCGTCGGAGCATCCATCACCACCTCCACCTGCTCCCCTCTCTGGTGGGGCACCCTGTACACATGACGAGGCGTACCCTTCTGTATTGCACGGAAGATACCCACTACTGCTCCTCTCTCTCTCTACTAGACACCAGTTTATCAGCCAAGGTGGCACCAAGCAAGGACGCACGGCACCTAGCGAGCCACACCCTCGCCTCCTCCACAGACACAGGCTCCCCCGCCACAGGAAACAAACGATCCTGGTCACCCATAAGCCTGCTCCTCCTCGAACTCCTCAACAGAGAACCGACCATCCACCGTCACCAACGGTGGCCGATACTCCTCACCCTCATACACAAAGAACCGACCCTCACGGATCGCCTCCTCATACCGTGCTATCTGCTCCCTAGTTAGCATCCAGCTCCTCCTAGTGGATAAGGGCCACCTCCTAGTTGTTGTTGCCGCACGGCAACAACGGCCAGGAGATGACCAGATAAAAAGAAAACGAGAAAAGGCGGACCCGATTGGGTCCGCCCGTTCTCTGTTGTGACTACCGATCAGACGCTTACGTCTGCCTTGCGGGTGAGTGTCCACCCAATAGCAACGGCAAAGTTTTCCACGGCACGCTTGGCAGCGTCCAAGTCCGACGGATCGGACCCATCATGGGCCGCAGTAGCGGCAATGACCGCCGCCACCAACTGATCGCCCGTGATCGTCGTCACGGCAGGGCCGTTGACATCAGACGCCGACAGTGACGTATCGTCACCATCAGTGCCCGTGCCATCGTCCGTCGGCGGAGAATCCGCCAAGCGCATCGCCTTAGCATGCTCTGCCGCTGCCGCCTCCGTTGGCTTGGTGGCCGCCATCCACTCGCACAACTGAGTGCGACGGGCGCCATCATTCTTCCAAGCCAAAGGCGCTAGCGCCTTGTGCGCACCGAACGACACGCCTTCAACACGGACCGCCTTCGGAAAGGCAGCGCCGACATTGCGCCACTGAATCAGCGTATTGGCTGACTCGTCGACGCCTGCCGTGGCAGCGATGGCCTCAAAGATATCCTTCTCGGACATCTTCGCGCCATCACGCTGCCGCCAATGCTTGACGGAACGTGGGACCAAGATTTCCAAGGCGTAGGCCACGGCAAACTTGCCGCTGCCAACCTTGGCAACCTTGGCACCCGCTGCCGCAATGGCAGCGTCCGACGGGCACTCTCGCCCGTCATCGGTAGTCGTGACTGTCTTAGCCATGTTCTCTCTCCTTACCGCAGAGCGGCAGACATGGCACGGGTCAGCGTGACCCGTGGTCACGACTGTCTCTCTGCGATTGTCAAGTAACGCTCGTCGCCCGACTTGGACGACTAAGGGAATACTAAGTGAAACGGCAGCACCGATCAAGTACCCCCCCATCGTTGCCGTACGGCAACCATGCGGGCGGCAGCGGTCGGGCCCGTGACGATCCGTCCCGACTTGCGCTGACGGGCGATCCATGCTAGGCGCTTGAGAATCATTCCCATTCCAGGATGAGAACCATTCTCGAAACTGGTATCGGCAGGCGTCGGCAGGGCACCCCCAAGGGGGGGCGGGGGCCTGGACACCCCCATGTATAGATAACCGTTCCCAGTGCGTTCGAGTTTGCAGTCTTCGTGCGTTGACTGTACTGCTTGAACTATACTGTGGCCTGCTCGGCCCAGTCCTTGGGGGCCTGGGCCTCGCGGCTGGCTGCTAGAGGGCGACGCTCCGCGTCGCCCGTAACTGGCCCCTTTTCCAAAGGGCGGGGTGTGTCCCAGACGGTTCTTTGGGACGACTACGGTAGTTGTTGGAGGTGCTTATGGCGCAGAATGGTGGCGGTCGAGGCTGGCGGACGGATCCTGAGACGGGCGAGAAGGTGATGCCTGATTCGTGGAAGGCTTTTTTGGATTGGAAGTTGCAGGGGCCTGATAGGGATCCTAAGCATCAGTATGAGTGGGCTGAGTTGAATGGTGTCCATGAGGATTCGGTGCGTCGGTGGAAGCGTGATCCTAGGTTTATTAAGGAGTGGGATCGTCGGGCTGCTGAGTTGAATATTCATCCTGAGCGGACTCAGGGTGTGATTGATTCTTTGCATTTGGCTGCGGTTGGTGGCGATGTGAAGGCTGCGTCGTTGTATTTGCAGTACATTGAGAAGTTCACGCCGAAGCGTCGTGTTGTTGTTGATGATGAGCGTGAGGTGGCTGGTTTGTCTGATGTGGAGTTGGCGGATGAGTTGGCTGGTTTGGTTGCGGAGTTTCGTGGGGGTTCGGAGTGAGTGGGCCTGGTGATGAGTTGTTGGAGTGGCGTGAGGAGGCGTTTGGTGAGCGTCCTGTGTTGGGGCCGTGGGGGGATCCGTTTCATGGGCCGCAATCTGATGAGCCGTTGGTGTGCGGTATTGAGAACCCTGAGGTGTGCGAGTCGTGTCAGTGAGGGAGTGGGTGTTGTGCGGGACGATTTGTGTCTTGTTCGGGTGTGTTGCTTTTACGGTTTGGGGTTTGGGTCGGACGTTACAGTCGTTGTTCGAGTAGATGAGTCGTCTCGGTGAGCTTCGCCAGGAGGCGGAGTGGCGGAAGTGTGCGCGGGATGAGTCGTATTTCTTACGTAAGTATTGGCATATTGCCCATCCTGCTCATGGCCGAATATTATTTGATCTTCGGGATGCCCAGGCTGCCGCTTTAACGCATTGGGATAGTCACCGTTATTCGTTGACGTTGAAGGCCCGTCAGATTGGGTGGTCTACGTTGGTGGCTGCCCACCAGTTTTGGTTGGCGTTTTTTACTCCTGATCAGAACATTATTGATTTGTCTCGCACGGAGCGTGAGGCGGTTCAGTTGTTGAAGAAGACGAAGTACGGGTTTTCGCATTTGCCTAGGTGGATGGTGGATCGTGGCCCCAGGCAGCTTGTTGAGCATCAGCAACGCATGTTTTTTGGTAATGGTTCGCAGATTGTTTCGATGCCGTCTGCTAGTGATCCTGCGCGTGGCGAGTCCGCCACGCTGATTGTTGTTGATGAGTGGGCGTTTTTGCCTAATCCTGAGGAAGCGTGGTCTTCAATTGAACCAGTGGCCGATGTCGGAGGCCGAATCATTGGTCTTAGTACGGCGAATGGAAGCGGAAACTTCTTTCACCACTTGTGGGTGGGGTCGTCTACGGGGAACAACAAGTTTGAACCGATGTTCTATCCGTGGTCTGCTACGGAGGATCGTGACGATTCGTGGTACGAATCGAAGGTTGAGTCGATGTTGCCTTGGCAGTTGGCTCAGGAGTATCCGACGACGCCTGAGGAGGCGTTTGTAAAGTCGGGGAATCCCGTTTTTGATTTGGATGTGTTGGACGACATGATGGTTCGTTGCCGCCCTGGGTTGTCGGGGTATTTGCATGAGTTGTCGCCCAGGGTTGTGGAGTTCAGGTCGTGAGCTTGGAGGTTTGGTGTAAGCCTGAAAGCAACCACGCGTACGTGTTGGGGGTGGACACGGCGGAGGGTTTGGGCCACGGCGACTATTCGTGCATCCAGGTGCTGGATGTGAACACGGGCGAGCAGTCGGCAATATGGCACGGCCATATTCCGCCTGACGAGTTGGCTGCCGAGGTGTTCCGTGTCGGTTTGTGGTATCGGGACGCGTTGTGTTGCGTCGAGTCGAACAATCATGGTTTGACGACGATCACGATGCTGCGCCAGTTGGGGTATCCGCGCATGTTTCGGAAGCGGTCGTTGAACCAGGTCAACTCGAAGGTGTCGATGGAGTTTGGTTGGCGTACGACACGCACGTCGAAGCCGTTGATGATCGACGATTTGGGTATGGCGTTGCGGAACGACGAGTTGACGTTGTTTGATCGTCATACTGTCGGCGAGTTGCGAACCTTTACCCGCAATGACCGTGGTTCGATGTCGGGGTCACCGTATGACGACAGGGTGATGGCGTTGGCGTTGGCGAACCAGATGAGAAAGTACGCTCATGCCCCAGAGTACGTTGACCACCCTGACGACTATTGGACTGTGGATTGGTTTCGTCGCCTTGCTGTCGCTGACGATGTGGACCCTGGGAACTTTCGTATCGGCGCGTCGGGTGTCCGTGGGACACCCTGACGCCTGTTTGTAGACATGTCTATTCACCGATTTCAGGAGCAGTTTTATGGCTAGGTTCGTTACCTTTACCAACGGTACGGAAACCGTTGACGGCAGCACGGGCAAGAACAACAAGATGGAGCGCGGCGATTCTGTCGTTGCGAACCCGATTTGGGAGCCTGGCGGCCCCAACTCGCCCAAGCAGCGGTTTGATTCACCGAAGGTGAACAACCAGACTGGCGACTACGGTCAGGTCACGGTGCGCGACACCCCGTTCAACCAGCATGGCGAGACGGGCAAGGTCGAGCCGGCAAAGCCGCAGCCGAACCTCAAGGGTCATAGCGCCCGCTAGTGGCGGTTCTCCCCGCTGGGGCTTCTTTCGAGGAGTTTTGTTCGTACGTCCGTGATGTCCGTGAGGATGTTCACGACGACGAGTTGGATGACTTGTGGGAGTGGCGCCAAAAGTTGCTGGGGGTTCGTGTGGTGACTGGGCGGGGTTTCCGCGCCCAGTTGCCTGTCGATGAACAGCATTTGACCCGCGAGGAGCGGGGCCGTAAGGCCGAATCTGAGGCGTTGTCTCAGGGACGCAATATCGAAAGGTTGCCTGACAAGGCGTATTTCTAATGGCCCGTAAAACTCGTGATGAACTGTTAGGCGATTATCAGCACAGGTTGGACTTGTCTCGTCGTTGGCGCGACGAGGAGGGCTATGACAGGACGTGGCGGCGCCTGATCGACATGTACAGGGGCAAGCATTGGCCTCGTACTACGTCTTCTGAGCGTGATTTGATTACGGTCAATTTGTCGTTTTCTACGGTGAATGTGATTGCCCCTTCGGTTGCGGTGAATCATCCGAAGATTGTGGTGAAGGCGAATCATCCTGGCGATGAGGCGAACGCCTCGTTTGTCGAGGCGGTCGTGAACCATTTGTGGCGGCATCACGATTTCCGTAAGCCGTTCCGTCGGTCTGTCAAAGATTTTCTGATTCTTGGGCACGGCTGGTTGAAGGTTGGTTGGCGGTTTGTCGAGCAGGAGCGTTCCCTGGGCGATGGGGAACGTGACGCCATGTACGAGCAGGCTGTCGGTGAGGCGAACGCTTTCGCGTTCGAGGATCCGTTCTTGGCTTCTGATTTGCCGACCGATGAGGAGATTGAGGCGAATCTGCCGACGACGCAGATGACGGTGGTGGAGGATCAGCCGTTTGTGGAGCGGGTGTCCCCGTTCGACATGTTTGTGGATCCTGAGGCGACGTGCATCGAGGACGCGATGTGGATCGCGCAGCGGATTGTGCGCCCGTTGAAGGAGGCGCAGAACGATAAGCGTTATTCGCCTTCGGTGCGTAAGGGTTTGTCTGCGAACGCTGGAATCAATCCGATGTATGCGGATGGTTATTACGAGGACACGTTGGAACGGTACGTGGAGGATGACCGTGTGGTCATCTGGGAGTATTACGATGTGCCGTCGAACCAGATGTCGGTGTTTGCCGATCAGGGCGACGGGTTCTTGGTGCCGCCTACGGTGATGCCGTATGCGTTTGGTCAGCCGTTTGTGATGCTTCGCAACTATGACGTGCCTGACGTGTTCTACCCGATTGGCGATTTGGAACCGATTGAGTCGTTGCAGTTGGAGTTGGATAAGACTCGTTCTCAGTTGATGAACGACAGGAAGCGGTACGCCCGAAAGTACCTGTACCACGAGAGGTCGTTTGGCCCTGAGGGCCGTGAGGCTTTGGAAGCCGACGATGATGGGCGCCTTGTCCCTGTTGTGGATGAGAACAAGCCGTTGTCTGAGGTTGTTGTTCCGATGCCGCAGATCCCCATTTCGGGCGACATCTATGCGTACTCGAACATTATTGAGGATGACATCAATACGGTGTCGGGCATTTCGGAGTACGCGAGGGGGGCTTTGCCTGAGATTCGTCGCACCGCGACGGAGGCCAGCATTATTGCTGACGCTCAGAACGCCAGGGCTGCCGACAAGTTGGCTTTGATCGAGATTGCCATTTCTCAGATTGGCCGTCGCGTGTTGCAGCTCGTTCAGCAGTACATGACGGGTGAGGCTATGGCCCGTGTCGCCTTGAAGGGCGGCGAGTCAATGTACGTGGAGTACACCAGGGAAGAAATCCAAGGCGAGTACGACTTCACTGTTGAGGGTGGTTCGACGCAGCCGATCAATGACACGATCCGTAAGCAGCAGGCGGTGTCTTTGATGAACGCCGTTGCGCCTCTGATCGGAACGGTGATTGATCCGACGGCGTTGGCGATGCATGTTCTCGAAGAAGGATTCGATGTGAAGGATCCGATGAAGTTCTTGGTGCAGCAGGGTCAGCCTGCGACACCTGAGGAGGAGGCGGTCGCGGGTGAGACTCCTGGCCCTCCTGAGCAGCAGGCCCCTCCGCCGATGCCGCCTGGTATGGCGCCTGCACCTATACCGCAGGGACCAGATTTGGGGGCTTTCGCCCCGACGGGCGGTGTTCCGCCCGAGTTGTTGGCGCAGTTGCAGAACCAGATGGGTTTGGAACTGCCTGCGCTTTGATCCACGGTGGGACACCCTCACCGTGACTATTAGGAGCAACCATATAGGACTCCTCAGGAGGCAGCAGTGCCCGAAGAAAACATGGAAGCAACAGAACCCGCTGCGGCGGACAATCCTGAGCTTCCTATAACAGATCCGATAGAAACCAGCGGCTACACCATCAAGGTTGATGGGGAGCAGCAGCAGGTCAGCCTGGAGGAACTGCAAAGCGGATACCAACGTCAGGCGGATTACACCCGTAAGACGCAGGAGTTGGCATCTGAACGTCAGCGTTTACAACAGGCAGAAACCATTGTGTCGGCCCTCGAGGCTGATCCGCAAGGTACTTTGGCCGCGTTGGGGAATGCTTTGGGCGTGGCGGACAGCCCCGTGCCTCGAGACGACGTGTCGTCTTGGGAGGACGAGGATCCGACTGCTCAACGTGTCGCCCATCTCGAAGCCCAGGTTGCCCGTCAGGCGCAGACTCATAGGAAGCAGGCGTTGGACAAAGAAGTTTCGCGTTTGAAGAGCCAATACGGCGATTTTGATGAGCAGGGACTGTTTAAGCATGCCCTGGACAACAAGATCGCTAATCTTGAGGCCGCGTACACCCACATGAACTTCAATGGGTTGGCTGGTTACGCTGGGAAACTCCAGCGGGATCAGGAAACCTTGGAAGCGAAACGTGGTGGTGCCCCTGTGGAGGGCGGCAAGACCGTTCAGCAGGGCGCCGTTGTAGGCGATTCCCCCAAGAAGGTGACTTCGTTGCGTGAAGCCTTTGCCCTCGCAAAACAGGAATTAGGCACCTAAACCTTTTGAAGGGGGTTTTATCATGGCAGCTGGCAACAGCAACTTTGACGAGATTCTTTCTACCACACTCAAGAACTACGTTCCCAAGCTGACAGATAACATCTTCAGCGCGCGACCGTTGTTCTACGCGCTGACGAATGGGCAGACCATTCGTCGGATCAGTGGTGGGGCGAAGATCGTAGTCCCAGTGATCTACGGGACGAATTCAACCGCTGGCTCGTACAGCGGCACCGACACTATTTCCGTGACGGCTCAGACAGGCATTTCGGCTGCTGAGTACGATTGGAAGCAGTATGCGGCCACAGTGACTATCAATGGTATTGAGGAAGCCAAGAACAACGGCGAAGCTCAGATCATTGACCTGCTGGAAGGCAAGATCTTCCAGACGCAGGAAACCATCATCGAGAACATGAACACCATGTTGTTCGG